CGAATCAAAGTTTGCCAAACCGTCAAAGAGCAAAATACTCCAATACTGCGAGCACTCTGCAATAGTCCAGCCGATACACAATGCGATAATAAGGGAAGTCACAAATGCCGGCTGGGAAATAAAACCTCTTTTCAACTACAAGTGCCCGAATTGCGAGGAAACATTTGACGAAAGACCTGAAGGGGAAGATGAATCAACGGAGGGCTTGTGCCCTTACTGCCAAATCCCCGTTGTTGAACCTGATCCAAGACAAAAAAAGACATTGGAAACTTTTATAGACAATCCAAACCCTGACCACGACCTATACCAGATAATCAGGTCGGCGTTGAAATGGGTTCTTGCGATTGATGATTATTACATTTCTGTTTCTTATATCCGAAAGGACAAGAAAGGCAACTTCGTCATAATGGAAACGCCACAGGCTCTCTATGTCGAAAATGCCCTTTTTATCGAACCCTACACAGGCGACGATGAATACTTCTGCCCAATCTGCAACTTCACAGGCGAGAAGCACACTTCAAAAGAAACTGGCATTTGCCCGACACACAAGAAGGAGCTTTGGAAGACCGCCTACACATTGACAACCGGCGGGAGGACTGAAAGGCGATACTCCAAGAAAGAGATTATCGAAGGCCACTTCAACCTCATGCTGCCCAACACCAAAGGGACACCAATCCTAAACGCCTGTATCAACCAGATTGAGGCCACAATGAACCTTGACCTGTTGAAGCGGGACACCTTTGAGAAGGGGACACTTGCGAAGATTTTCGCCTTTGAGGGTTACACGCAGGACGAGGTCAACGAGCTCCAGAGAAGCATCACATCAATGGCCGAGAAATCAAGGTCAAAGAAGTCAAAGATATTCAACCTGTTCTTGGGCAACTCAAAGGGAAAGGTCGAAGTCCACGACGTGCTTTCCGATCCTTCCAAATTGCAGGAGCTTGAATGGCACAGGTATTATCGTGATATCCTTTTGTCAAACTACGGGGTTACGCCAGTATTTGCAGGGACGGTTGAATCCGGCAAGGCCGGAAACAACCCAATGCTTCAGATAGATGTCATGGCAGACACGACCAAGGCATGGATGAAAATAATTGAAGAACCCTTCAACGTGACACTTCTCCAGCCGCTTGGAATCACCGACTGGTATTTCTCATTCGGCGAGATAGAGGTCGAGGATGACGAGCACAATGCGTTATTGGAGAAGATGAAGGCGGAAACTTACGCCATCTACGCAAACGCCGGGTATGACGTTGAGATTTCGGCAGACGGGAAGTTCAAACCCACAAAAGCGGAGCGCATTGTCTACGAGGAAGAAGTCCCTGATGATTTTCTCAACTTCTTTCAGTTCGGTAAAAAAAAAGGGTTAGAGAAGTCGTGGCACGATTACATCCCTGACAAGCTGCTTGACGACATCATGGCCGCCTTAGAGTCCATTTCAAACAAATACGGGAAGAATATACAAGACATCATCACTTCACAATCACAGTCACTTGACAGATCCAAACTTACAAGAGAGATTGAAGCTGAAATAATGGACTCGGCGAAAGCCTTCGATGCAACATTGAAGCATTACCTTTTCCCGATATTCCAAGACGGTTATCTGAAGATATTCAGGGAATACAACAAAAAGCTGTCAAAGACCGACCTTGATCCTTATGCACTGGCCTACTTACAGGAATACTTTGACGGGTATGAAACGCCTTTCATGAAGACATGGACAACAAAGGAAAAGCAGAAGATTTTCGAAATTATCGAGGAAGAGGCTCTTGAAGGCTACAATTGGACAAAGGTCAAGAAAAGATTATCGGAATATTTTGAAGTAAGAAATTCTTACTACTGGCGGATGGTTGCCCGAACAGAAGGGACAAGGGCATTTATCAATTCCGGAAATGCCGCCGCAACAGAGCTCGGTGCTTCAGAGAAGAGGGTGATTTTCAGGGACGACGACGTTGGTTGCGAGGATTGCGCCGACGCTGCCGGAAGGGGATGGCATGGCCTAAATGAATCAATACCTGAAGGCGACATACCGTTTCACCCGCATTGCCGTTGCTACTACGAATACAGGACGCAAGAGATGAAAGAGGAGGGCTACGGGGGAGCATGATATACTTCAGGATTGAGGTTCACGAGGACAAGATTAGGGAAATACTCGCAAAGTTTCCTTCCGAGGCTGCAAAGATTGTTCAATCCGAGATACACTCTTGGGCACTTCGAACTTCAAACCTTGCAAAGAGAAGAGCACCTTACAGGACTGGAAATTTGGCCCAGTCTATAATGGGCTACCGATACGGAACTGGTGCTGAAGTTTCGGCCAATGTTGACTACGCAAAATACGTCGAACCGCCTCCTCTCGGTGTGCCAATGACAAGGCCAATGACAAGGACACAGTATCTCTACAACTCGGCAATGGAGGAGCTTGAGAAGATGCTTGACAGGATATCGCAGAAATTATTGAAACTAATAGGTGAGTAAATGGACTTCACTTTCACAGGGGAATTTTACAAGCTTGACGAAAACGACAGGCTTTTTATCTATGGTCCGGCATCAGCCGAGATTCTTGACACGCAAGGCGACATAATAGAGATTGATGCCATAAAAAAGGCGTTACCCCAGCTACTGAAAAGGGCTCGGGTTACAGTTGACCACAAGGATCAGATTGTGGGCGAGATAATCGAGTCCTACACCAAGGCCGATTTAACCTTCAAGACGGAGGTTCGTTTGCCCACAGATGACGAGCTTTCAAAATTTAGCAAGCTTGAGAAGGCAAAAGAGGCGTTGTTTGTCCTTGCGGAAATATGGAACGACACAAAATATTGTTCAGAGATTAGAAAGGCAATTGAAAAGGGCCAATACCGCTCATACTCAATTTCAGGCAACGTGGTCAACTCTCGGCCATGCAAGTCTGATGAGAACTGTGCAAGGATTGTTTCAGATATAAATCTATCGGCAGTCACAATCTGCCAGAACGGAGCAAATCCGGCGGCACAGTTTGACATTCTCAAAGAGGAGAATAACATGACAGAGGAAGCAAAGAAAACAGAAGAACCAAAGGTTGAGGTCGAATTTGTCACAAAGTCCGACTTTGAAACCTACAAAGCAGAAATGCAATCAAAGCTTGAGCCTCTTTCAAAGATTGATGAGATTTACGACCTACTCAAAGCAAAGAAAGAGGAAAAACCAAAAGAGGAGCCACAAGTCGCAAAGGAAGAACCAAAACCTGAACCAAGCGAAGGGCTCAAAATAAAGGTCGAAAAACTGGAAGAGGAACTCAAAAAGTTCAGGGACGAGTTCAAGCCAGTCCAGACATCAGCAGATGTTGAAGCAAAAGAACCAACGGTTGACGAGATTGTTAAATCCCTATCAAGGATTAAATTCGAATAAAGGTGAAAAAAATGGTAACACCCATGTTTAACAGTTACGAAGAGATGCTAAATCACTACTACTGGAGGCCGCTAAAGGATTCAGGATTCGATGTGAAGGTCCTCCAGAAGGCAAAGAGGATGAGCGAGCTTGACGAGGAGATAGAAAGGTTTGAGCTAAAGAAATCTGACGCCCCCGTCATTACATCAACTACCGGCGTAAGAAACGTCATTTACGGAGCCACCCTGAACTCCCAGGTCGTTACAGAGGCAAACGCCTTTTCCATACTTCCAAAGAGGGCATGGAACAAATCAGGATACAGGGCAATCACAGCAGCAGGGCTTACTTCAGGAGGGAACGTAACAGAAACTGGCGCAATCCCTGCAACACTAAAGCCGACATTTGCAGAGATAGGGGTATCGCCCCACAGGATTGCAAGGGCAACAAACATATCAGAGATTGAAATGCTCCTTGAGGGAAAGGACGACACAGTAAAATGGTCAGACATCATAAACTACACCGCATCAGAATTCAAGAACACCTTGAACAGGAACATACTGGCAGATGCGGACGGGGCTGCAACAGATGGCACCATCATAACACCGCTTGACAGAGTAATAGCCTCCTACTCCGAGCTTGATACAGAGCTTGGGTCTAACGAGGCAGATATCTACGGCCTTGACAGGGATGCTGGAGCAACATGGACGGATGCACAGGTCAGCCATGCCGGAGTATCTGGCACAGAAACTGACAGGACACTCACGCTTGGATTAATCGACGACGTTATTGCCGCATGCGAGCCCTACTGGGATTCTGACAAGAACAAGGTCATACTCACAGGTTACGACACTGCCGCAAGGATTGCACAGCTTGAGAGGCCAAAGGAGACATACCCAACTGACGCATATGTCGAATTTACCGTTGAGGGAATAAAGGTCAGAGGAAAGGAAGCCGGCATCCCCGTAGCAACATTCAACGGCATACCAATAATAAGATCCACCAACGTAGTCAAGGACACAATATCCAGAATCTACATCCTGGACCTTGACCACATCTCCCTTGAAACGCTAAAGCCGATAACCTACATGGAGACAACTGACCCGTTTGTCCAGAACACCTTTGGAAAGGAAGGGGTCTTCACATGGGTCGGCGAGATCTGGTGCGATAGATTCGCTGCACAGGGCAAGATTAGGGGATTGAAATAATCCTCTTTATTTTTTTCTGGTGATCAGATGGCAAGGATTAGATACAACGGACCCGAGACATATGTATGCTACGAGGGCGTATCAGGCCTAAGGTACTCTTTTACAGGACCAAACAGGGAGGCCAAGGTCGAAAACGCTGAGGACATCAAGATGTTCCGGGAAAAGGGCGGATTCACCGTAATCGATGGTGTTAATCTTGGAAATTTACCAAAGGCCAAGCGTGGCAACCCACAGAAAGAGGAAAAGAAAGAGGATTGAGATAGATGGCATTTTCAAGCACAATTACAAGTTACAGTAAAGCTGGCGACAAAATGGTCACAAGGGGAACATACACAAACGGCAACGGAGAAACGGGAGGGGATATTGACACAGGACTCGCAATTTGCGAGTTTATACAACTTCAACCATCTGGAAGTTCTGTAATTGCAACAGCACCAGTTGTTAACGAAACCTTGCCCGTTGCAGGCAGTGCCGTGACTGTTGTTACCGCAGATAATGAAGATGGATACTGGAGAGCAGAGGGTTATTAATCCCTTTTATTTTTAGGGGGATAAAATGAAAAAAATTACAATCACAATAATTCTGGCCATGTTGGCGGCACTGATGGTGAGTCCGGCATTGGCTGCTGTCAACGTGGCAACGGTGCAATACGACGGGGCTTGCACAACCGCCACCGTTGCAGTATCAAGCGGGACTGTATCCGTTGTTTTGACGGAGGTCAAAGACTTCAACATCACTTACAGCGGCGAAAGTGCAGGTGCGGTCACTATCACAATAGACGCAAACAGCTTCGACATCATAAGGACAGCTGTCCCTGTAATAGAGATATTATACACTGGGGATGCAACAACCTGCACAGCGGCAATAGCCACAGACACACTGACAATAACAAGGGATGCTAACGCAACAAACACAACTTACGACCTGACAAACGCAAATTACAACACAATAGGTGAAGTGGTCGCAGCGATAGCCGCAAGGGACGATTTCAACTGCACAGTGTATGGAACAACATACAACGCCTTCGCATCAGCCGATTTGGTTGACATGGAAGCCACAAGTTGCAAGACGGCCCTTGACCTGACATACTCGGGAACTCAAACTTGGGATATCACAAACGCAAACTACGACACAAGAGGGGAGCTTATCACAGCACTTGGTGCTGTCACCGACATAACAATAGTCGAGTGGGACGGGGATGACGACACAAATCCAACTGCATTTGTTGACAAGACAACACAGGACATAACAACACCGTTCACAGTGACAACTACCGAAACCCTGACCTATACAGTTGCAAATTACAAGACCTTTGGGGAACTTGAAGACGCTATGGAATCAAGGGATGACATATCGG